CCAATTGCACTCAGGAAACCTGATTTTGACATTAATCCATCATTTTTTAAAGTAGCCGTTCCAATAAGTTCCGCCAGGACTTATGGGTATGAATGAAAACAACTGAAATAAAGAAAGCTGTATTGAAAATTATTTGACTGGTAGAAATTGGGTAGAAAATAGTAACTAGCTTGCTTATTCTACCCGGCTTCTACCAACTTACTGACAAGGCGTGTCAGTCGATTTGAAACCTTTTATTCTTTGTTCGTTTTTATATCATTTACCTTCGCTGAAAAAGGATGGTAAATGAGTAGTTTTGTGTGTGAAATAGTAGTTACGCCCATGAGCGTGTTCCATTAAGTTGGGATGCGCTTGTGGGCATTTTTTGTTTAATCTAAAACCTTAGTAAGATGAAAAGATTCGTTTTCATGATGGTCGCACTGCTGATGTGCGTAGTGAGTGTTTTCGCGGAGACTTCCGTTAGTGTAGAACCTTCCGTTCCGGAGTTCCTGACCGGATTTGCCAGCTTCACCGGGCTTGTTACGGTCGTGGTTCCTGCTGTAGTAGGATTTATCGCTTCGAAGCTATCCAATCCTATGAATAAGTGGGTGACTATGTGGGTAACTGCTGTAGTTGGTGTAATCGTTACCTTCTTCAGTTGGTGGATGCATCTCGGTTTCCCTCCTGCAGATGCAAGCGTATGGGTTGTGGTGATTGATGCGTTATTTGTCGCCCTGGCATCTACTGGTATCGTGTCGGTTGTAACAAGTGAATGGCTGTCCAGGTTGTTCGGTGGTAAGGTAAATAAGGAGTGATGCAGAACCTTATAACCGTCATAGCCCCGCAGATTCTTGTTGCCGGGGCTTACTCCTTTGTAGGAGAGATAAGAAGCGTTGTCTTTGAGCTTCGCTGGATGCTGGTCTTCATTGTAGCCATGATTATAGCGGATTTTGTCCTTGGTATCATTGACAGCGTGGTCAAGCGAGGAGAGGATTTCCGCTTTTCCAGAGCAGGCCGCCGAACGATGTGCAAGTTCATCGAATATAATTCGTATTTAGTGTTGGGATTCGGTTTTGGTGTTGCTATTCTCCAGCCTGTAGGTATTTGTTCCTATACGACATCGTCAATGTGCGGACTGGGGATAGCTATTGTATTTGAATTTGATTCAATCATGGAACATGTATGTGAAATTCACGGAATCAAGAACAAGGTTTCCATTAAGCGCCTGCTGGTGGGCTACATTAAAAAGAAGTACACAACGGCTGGCGAAATTATCGAAAAAGTTACAAAGGATGAAGAAGACAGATAGACGCCTGATAGCGGAAATCATCTACTCCGTAATCATAATATTACTTATGACAATAAGTTTCATGACCTAGTTGATATGAGAAAGATAAGGATAGGGAAAGATATATACTTCACCTGGCAGATACTCACGAACAAGGAGCCTGTTCCACTGGAAGGAAGGGACTTGAAACTCATGCTGAAGAATCCTCTAGGCAGATTTCTCGATTTCCATTTTGAGATATACCAGGGAAACAAGCTGAAATTTACTTTTCATGGAACGGACCACAAACACCTTGGTACGTATTCGCTGACTTTGTGGGAGAACTATGGTAAGGAAGGACAGACTGCCGTTGACATGTGTGAGGCTTTCAGGCTTGTTGCAACAACTTGTGAAGAGGACAGCATAAGTGTCCCTAACCTTGAAATGGCCACCGTCAACCTTGGTGCTTCTTCCATTGACATATCAACCGGTGGAAGCATTCCCATTCCTGATGCGCCAAAAGACGGGAAGATATACGGCCGGAAGGATGGAGAATGGGAGGAGATAACAGAAGCAGTATGGAATGAAGAAACAAACAGTTAAAATCAGACTTTTATGGCAACAACAAAATTAAAATTCTACAGGGGCTTAAAGGCCCGTTATGATGCAGCGTCAAAACATCTGGATGCTATCTATTTTGCAACCGACACCAAAGAACTGTTGATGAACGGTGTGAATTATGGAGGAAGCGGTGTCACAGATGTCAGTTTTGACAAAGGCAGCAATAAACTTATCGTTACCAAATCATCAGGCAAGACCGAATATGATCTGACGGAACTCATCAGGTTCAAGACATCATTGCCAGACAGCCTTGCCACTCCTTCGAAACTGGGAGGTCTTCCGGCTGGGACAAAGGTCGAGACCTTGAAGACAAAGACGCTGAGCCAGATTTTCGAGGATATTCTCTTTGAGGAAATCCAGCCGACGGTACAGGCACCAAGTGCAACAATATCATTCAAGTCTCCTTTTACCGCCAACAAGATTCTGGAGGTTGGTGAAAGCGCACCTACCTCAGAACAGATTCAGACAGGATTTAACCGTGGTAATTGTACGGTTGTTGGCCAGGCAAACAAGAACCGTGCAGGAGAACTTATCTCCGATGACCAGTCTTTCATCTATGTAGGAAACAGTACAAGCAACAAGACATTGCCGACGAAAGTTACACTCGGTACGATGCAGTACAATTACCAGGCTCATCATGGCGCAGGTGACACCTTGCTCACTTCAAAAGGAAACAAGGCGACCGTGTCCCCTAATCCGCTTCCTGAAGGTACTGTGAAATCAGGTGCTGTCTACCTTTATGGTACCTATCCGTTTTACTGTAATGGTTCTTCAGCTTCTACCTCTGCCGGAGATACCAATTTCCCGTCTGCCGCAGCTCCAGATACAAAGCTTCCGCTGCAGAAATGGACTGATACATTAATTGGAGCGAAGTTTGCTTCTGAAGCAGCAACCGGAACCCGCCTTGAATTCTACTTCCCTTCAGAAAAGAATGTATCAAAAGTCGAGTTCTATAATACGGTGTCCGGAAAGTGGGAAGTCTTCGGAACGGACAAGTACACCGTATCTGATGCAGGAAACAAGACCGTACAAAGTGTTCAGATTGCATACAAGAAGCTGACAACGACAGGTGCCATGTCCGGTGCATTACAACTTCGCTTCACAGTTTCCGATGCCGGAAAAAAACTTGTAGACGAGCCGGACACATATAATGGCGAGGAAATTACGGATGAAGTGATAGCCATGCTTGCACGAAACAGCCGTGAAGTTCCCTTTGCCATGCCGATGAACAATGTCATGCCGATGGCTTCGACAACAGGAAACCGTCCTGCGGGTATTGCTTCCTTTGCCGTGAACTTTGAGCCTGGAGGACAGGCGCCACTGGATGCCCGTCAGCTTGTTCCAAACAAGACAGACCTTATTGCCGCAGCTACCTATTCAGGAAAGAATACTTATAACGGCATGTTGGTCGTTGTTGGAGATAACGGGGACGGCAAACCGGCTCTGTATGTCCTGAAGGACATGACAAAGATTACCCAGGCTGATTATGGCGGATGGATTCGTCTTGACGTTGGTGCACAGACACTCATCCAGATTATCAATGACCTCACAACGGGCGGGACTAATAAGGCACTTTCCGCCGAGCAGGGTAAAGTTCTGAAAGGTCTGGTTGACACACTGACAAACAAGGTCAACGCTCTTGGTGCCGTATATGTGCCAAAGGGTACTCTGGCAGACCTTAGTGCCCTGAAAGGGGTGGCTTCTGTATCGAAAGGCCACGTATATAACGTTACGGCAGAAGTTACCCTGAACGGCAAGAAATATCCGGCTGAAACGAACTTCGTCTACATCGGAGAAACGGCCAATCAGGCAAGTGTGGAAACCAACTGGGATTCCTTGGGTGGTACGGTCGATTTGACAGCGTATGCAAAGAAAGCTGACCTCGAAGGATTTCTTACCGAAGAGGATTTGGCTGGATATGCCAAGGCTGTAGATGTGGCGAACACCTATGCCACAAAAGCCGCACTGAGTGAGGCTATCGAAGGGCTTTCCTCCACTTATGCGACCAAGGCTGAACTGACCAGCTATGCAACGAACGAGACTCTGAAGCAGTATGCCACTAAACAGGATCTTGACGATGCGTTTGCATGGAATGAGGAAACCGAGTAATAACATGTGGGGGGCTTTGTATCGGAGCCCCCCATAAATCCCAATGACATGGCGAAAAAGAGATTCAACAATTATTTGAAATATGCCACCTTCAAGAAAGAACTGGAAGCCGGTAACATATTGCCTGATTCCGTTTCCTACATCAAGGAGATACGGGCTATCTATACCCATGGGGAATATTATGGCAATGGCTGCATATCCAGCGTGAATGCTGGTACGGGCGAGGTCAGTGCCGAGCTTCTTCCGAACGTGTTCCATGTGTTCGGAGAAGTATCCGTACTTAACGTCACATTTGGAAAAGGCTTTCCAGGCATCGCCAATGAGTACATGTTCCAGTTTTCAAGTGGTGTTACGCCTACCGTCCTGAATCTTCCTGAAGGTGTGAAATGGATAGGAAGCAGTGTTGTCAGGGCCAACAGGACGTATCAGGTAAGTATTCTTAATAATATAGCTGTGATGGGAGGTACTTTATGAGTTTGTTAAGACGCAGATTGCTTATACTGGCGGCCATGAATAATGGACTGCCTAATATGCCGGTTCGCTTTAAGACCGGCGAAAGGGCTGTATTCAGTGACGGGAAGCATGGATATTTTTCGATGGACAGAAGATTTGTTCGTGATAAGAACATGTCACGAATGTATTCCAAAGACGGGAAACGGATTAGCGTGCTGAAGAAAAGAAACTGAACTAAAATAAAATAGGAGTGCCACTGCACTCCTTGTAATAAATTTTTTATTAACCATCCTACCATTGGCAGAACTCCACAAATATAGATGTAATTTTATTATGAACAAAATAGATTCAATAATAATTCACTGCTCAGCCACACGTGCCGGGCTGGACATAGGTAAAAAGGAGATTAATCAGATGCACGTATCCCGTGGCTTTCAGTGTATTGGGTACAACTACGTTATCCGGCTGGATGGTACGGTAGAAGTTGGCCGTTCGCTCACTATTGACGGGGCGCACTGTAATAGCAAGGGATTCTCAGGTGTGTCGTACAACAAACATTCAATCGGTATCTGCTATGTGGGCGGTCTGGACGCGCACGGTAAGGCAGCTGACACCCGAACGCCGGAACAGAAAAAGGCGTTAGCCAAACTGATTAAGGAGCTTTGCGGAAAGTACCAGATTGTCGAGGTGCTGGGGCATCGTGACACATCGCCTGACCTGGACGGTGATGGTATCGTGGAACCTGAAGAGTGGACGAAGATGTGTCCTTGCTTCGATGTGCGGAGCGAATATCCTTTTGTCCCTGAAATCGTTGTGAAGCCATGAAGTTATACGACTACATAATGGGTAAAGTGAGCCGGTGCATTACGCTGGCTCCTTTCATGTGCTTGTTTTTTGTTTGTTCCTGCCGGACGATAAAATATGTTCCGGTAGAAAGTTATGCTGATAGTGTCGTAGTGGAGAAGCTGGTGGAAGTTCAGTTACCGCCAGACAGCGCCACCATCCGGGCGTTGTTAGAGTGCGACGAGAACGGGAAGGTCGTACTGAAATGGTTGGACATCGCAAACAGCAAGAATGTACAAGCACAGCTAACTATTGACAGCCTGGGTAATCTGCTGGCGAAGACAAAAACTCAGCCGGATACGGTTTACCTTCCAGCGAAGGAAGTGGTTGTTTCCAAAAAGGAAAAAGTACCTTACCCAGTAGAAAAAGAGTTGACCCGATGGCAGCAGATGAAACTTGAGCTTGGAGGATGGGCGTTCGGTATTATATTAATAATTACTATAGTGATTATTGTTCTGTTGATATATAGAACAAAAAAGAAATAGTATATTTGTGTTTGGATGTATAGGACTACAAGAAAGATGGTTCTTATCTTATTAATGTGTAAAGGATTTATATTGAACGTGTTTCCAAAGTATGAATAAAGAATTCTTTAAATTCAAAAGATACTTCAATGATTGGCTTAGTTGGTTAAGTTTTATTTCTGCATTAATTATAGTAATAATTCTGTTTTGGTATTTTTATACTCAGGGGGATTTTGAGAAGGAAGCAGCAAATTGGGGTGATTTTGGAAGCCTGTTAGGGGCTATTACAGGATTAATAGCATTTATTGGAGTACTCTTTACGCTAAGACAAAGCAAACAACAATTCACAAATAGTGAGGATCGAGCTATATTCTTTGAACTACTAAAAATATTTATTGCCTATAGAGATGCTTTACGTGTACAAAGAATAGACTGGGAATATGATACAAAGCAATGTAAATGGGAGATTAATTCGTATAACGAACTTTGTGAACAAGAAAAAACATATCAACAAATTTATGTAGAGTTGTATCACTGTTTTTATTATGAAATTAGAAAATCCATTCCTGATAATTTCTCTATAGAAGAATTTACCAATAAAAATATACCTGAAAAAATAACCGTAGGTCAATGGATATTGACATATAGAACTTTAGCTATTGCTATTGATAATATTTATAAAGAACATGGTCTCGGTCAACATGGTGGATCAGTTGTAACAATACCCATACATCAGAATGCCTATGATTATCTCTGTTTGAATGCGATTAAAATATACATGAAAGAGAACAATCTAAAACCAATAACAGAAGCATTAGCAAAAGCCGCTGATTATTGTTTTGAACCATATAAAAATCAACTTGGTACGTATTTTAGAAATGCTTATTACATCTTAGATACTGTATCTGATTTTAAATCACCACAAAAATACTCAAATATATTCCGTGCACAGTTATCTAAAAAAGAGCTTGCAATCCTATTCTTTAACTCATTTAGTTCTTTATCAAATCACAAAACACGACAATTATATTTAGATGCAGATTTATTTAATAACCTGGAACTAAAAGATATAAGATTAAAAGAAAGTACAGGTAATATACCACGTATGGGATACATAAGCTTCCCTTCGATTTTACAACCAAAGGCTGTTAGGAATGAATATATATCTTATGAATTTCTAAGCAAATTATATAAATCCATAGATACTAAAAATGATTAGTGCTTACATATAAATACTTACATTGTAATTACTATGTTTTAAATTTAAGATTGTAGCCATTCTGATATACAATATTTTCCAATAATTATATACAACTTTTCTGGGAAATTATATACATCTTTGCAGTGTAGAAGTTTGCTTTTATTGCAAACGAAAGCCCCAACCAGATTAATATCCGGAAGGGGCTTTTATTGACTTATACTTTAGGCTATTTTACATTAAAAGATACAAGCACTTCACGCGGTTTACCCTTGTAAAATTGATATACATAGCACTCCACCATTTCGCCTTTGTACTTTTGGAGTCTCTTGTATAAATACTCCTTCACTTCAACCTTACGAGAGAAGTAAAGATTCTGTTCGCTAAAGACAGGTTCATCTGCCCCAACCCAAGCTTCTAACGAGCATGGGCATTTGTTGATAATTCTTTTCATATTACAATAAATATTATGTAGTGGCTCCATTGCCTCATACATAACATAACAGATAAAGTGTCAGACAAATTACCCTCTCATCATCATAATATCAGACCTCAGTTCGATATATTCTTTGTACTTTTCCGGGTTGTTCACGTAATCAATCACACGAGATATGGCCATATCAGCCTGTTTCTGCCGGACTTTGGTGTAGTATCGTATAACTCCTTTTGATTTGTCTGAGTGGCCTAAGCAGTAGTCTATTATCCCGTCAGGAATACCTATTTCAGAGGCGTACTGAGCGAAAGACTTGCGGGCCGAATAAAATGTAACACGTTCATCAATATTTAACTCTTCAGCCAAATCTCCAAGAGAATACGTAACATACTGAGAAAAGTTGTGATATGTGAATTTATACCCAAAATCAAGTTTCCCCGTCCTTTTATCCATCCACCTGCATATTATCTCTCTTGCTTGAGACGGTATTGTAAATGTGATTACACTATCCGACTGCATTCGCCCTTTAGTCTTTGAGCGTGAATATTCCAATACATCTTTTCTAAAGTCTGTTTGCATAATGTCTATAAGATTCATCCCTCCCAAGTAAAAGGAAAGGCAAAAAAGGTCACGTGCCATAATCAGCTTTCTCTTTTCTGGTGAAGATTCACGAATCTTGTTAAAATTCTGTACTGTCAGATCAAGCTTCCTGATAGGGGCTGCAGATATTCTAGTCGTTACAAAAGGATGTATATCGTAAGATATATTCCACTCTCTTATCGCTCTATTGACGACAGATTTCATTTGGGCAAGCATTGTGTTTACTGTAGTTTCAGTCACTTTCCGCTTCCGTATGAATGCGGCAAAATTCTGGACTAGTGACGGGGTTAAATCAGAGAGAAGTATGTCACCTCTTGCAAAGTCACGAAAATATCTCCCCACCCTTTCAATAGATAATGCGTATGAATCTCTTCCCTCAGACTTGAGATAGTCTACAAAATTGCTACATGCTGATGAAAAGGTTTGCTCATCGGAAAGATTGTCTGTAGAAATGATTTCTTTAATTTGCCGGCAGGAATAAAGTTCAAGATGTTTTATTGAGTCCAGTTTCTCTTGAAGGTCATCAAGGATGTTCCTAAGTTTCCGGTTTATCGCAGATGCCTCTGGATGCTTCACGACCTGACCGTTCTTAAACTGGTTCTCTGAAATAATGAATCGTGTGACGATATATGTTGTTTCATGCTTGTGACGGAGTGCAATTCTTATCTTATGTCTTCCGTCTTTTAATGCTTTTGCCTTGAAAATGGTAAGTGATAGAGTTGCCATAATGATTAAAAAATTTAAGGATACTCCAGGGATACTCACAGAATTGTAAATTTACAATTCAAATCCTTTTTTTTAATCATCGTAATAAGCTGTAGAAAATAGAAAAACCGCCTAATTCACAATGTAATAAGCGGTTTTAAGTCGGAGCCGAAAGCGGGACTCGAACCCGCGACTTACTCATTACGAATGAGTTACTCTACCAACTGAGTTATTTCGGCAACGTGTTTCGTTGAAAACGGTTGCAAAATTACTGTTTTCTTGAAAACAGCCAAATAAAAAAGAGATTTTTTTCCGAGAAACTACATTTTTCCAGCCCGTACAACCCGTTTCCGTTACATCACAGGAGCATTTGACACATTATTACGTGTAATTTGTACAATAGTCCCTTGTCTGCCTTCTGCCGATTTTCTACTTTTACCCGCAAAATGAAACATTACACTACCATGAAAAAGAAACTGATAATTTCACTGCTGGCACTGGCTTCGCTGGGAGCCGGAGCACAAAACTTGCAAAAGGGAGACTACGGATACTTGTACTGCCACATGAGCGGACGAGGAGAATGGACGGCCTACGCCCTGAGCCGTGACGGCGTACACTTTCACGACCTGATTGATGGCGACCCCGTATACAATGTAGAAGAAATGTCAAAAATAGAGGGAGGAGCACGCGATGCCTTTATCTGTCGCACGTCCGACGGAAAAGGCTATCTGATGGTGACTACCGACATGAGCAACGCCAAGAGCCGCTCGTGGTTCAACTACGGCATCAACCTGCTGAAAAGTGACGACCTGATTCACTGGACTTCTACCACCTTCGACTTCCGCCGGGGACCGGACATTTTCTGTGACCCTCAGTCGCCCGACGTCTATAAGGACTACAGCACCATCAAACGCGTATGGGCACCGCAAATTTTCTGGGACCCTTCGTACGTATGGACCGATGGCACGAAGGGCGGATACATGATATACTATTCACTGCTTAATCCGGCAGAAGACCAGTACGACCGCGTGTTCTATTCCTATGCCGACGCTACCTTTACACGTCTCACTAAACCCCGCCTGCTGGTGGACTGGGGATATGCTACCATCGATGCCGACATTAACTATGTGCCGGCCGACGGACTCTATCACATGCTCATCAAGAAAGAAGGAGGTACACCCGGCATCTTTGCCGCTACAGCTACAAAACTGACCGGTCCTTATAAAATAAAAAATGAAAACGACTATGTGAAGTTTGAAGGCAACAAAAAGTGTGAGGGCTGCTCTGCCTTCCAGTTGGTGGGCGACTCTACCTGGCGCGTGGCCTACATCGAATACTCCTCCAAACCCAAAAGATACCGCATCTGTCAGGCCGACGAGAAACTCTCCAACTTCCACTCCCCCGTCACCATGGAGGGTGTGAAACATCCGCAGCACGGCTCGTTCATGCGGCTCACCGAAGAAGAATACAAGCGCCTGCAGGAATGGTCGGACAGCATCATGCGCAAAAGAGCCGCCCGCCACAGCGGAGAAAAGAAGTAAAAAGAGGAAAATGAAATATTTTTGTAAAAACTTTTGGCAAACATCCTTTCATTTGAGCAGAAAACATTATCTTTGCACTCCGAATTATGACGTGACAAAAGAGTTTGATGTATTACTGTTCAACACATAGTAAAAAGAATAAGCGCACATTCGGAGTTCCGGCGAAATGGACAAATGCCGGAAGCTATTTCTTTTTTCTTTTATGTCACTTATTTCCTGAATATTTAAGATTTCCTATTTTTTCAAACACCCGGAACTGCTTTTCGGCAAGTCCGGGCGTTTTTTCGTATATACGAGAGTAGAATAGAAAAAATACAAGATATAAAGATTATTAGTAACAAGGTAATGAGAAATGTAACATTGATCCTCGACGACGGGAGCCGCTTTCATGGCAAGTCGTTCGGCTATGAGAAACCGGTAGCCGGTGAAGTAGTTTTCAATACGGCAATGACCGGATACCCCGAAAGCTTGACCGACCCTTCGTATGCCGGTCAGTTGATGACACTGACTTACCCGCTGGTAGGTAACTATGGTGTGCCTCCCTTCACATTCGAAGCAAACGGACTGCCCACTTTCATGGAAAGCGAGAAAATCCATGCCGAAGCGATTATCGTAAGCGATTACAGTGAAAAATACTCTCACTGGAATGCAGTGGAAAGTCTGGGCGACTGGTTGAAACGCGAACAGATTCCGGGCATCACGGGCATCGACACACGCGAACTGACAAAAGTATTGCGCGAACATGGAGTGATGATGGGAAAAATCGTGTTCGACGATGAACCAAATAACATTCCCGAAGCTACCTATGCAGGTGTGAACTACGTAGACAAGGTTTCTTGCAAGGAAGTGACTCGCTACAACGAAGGCGAAGGCAAGAAAAAAGTTGTGCTGGTAGACTGTGGCGTGAAATCAAACATTATCCGTTGCCTGCTCAAGCGCGACGTGGAAATCATCCGCGTGCCCTGGAACTACGACTTCAACTCTCTGCAGTTCGACGGTCTGTTCATCTCCAACGGTCCGGGCGACCCCGACACTTGTGATGCAGCCGTACAGAACATCCGCAAGGCCATGCAGAACGAAAAACTTCCTATCTTCGGTATCTGTATGGGTAACCAGCTGCTTTCAAAGGCAGGAGGTGCCAAAATCTACAAACTGAAATACGGTCACCGCAGCCATAACCAGCCGGTACGCATGGTAGGCACGGAAAAGTGTTTTATCACCTCACAGAACCACGGTTATGCCGTAGACAACAATACACTGGGAGCCGACTGGGAACCGCTCTTCATCAACATGAACGACGGTTCGAACGAAGGTATCCGTCACAAAAAGAACCCCTGGTTCTCGGCTCAGTTCCATCCGGAAGCTGCCAGCGGTCCTACCGACACGGAATTCCTGTTCGATGAGTTTGTAAAGTTGCTGTAATCCACTAAAAAACAAAGAAGACAATGAAAGAAAACATAAAGAAAGTATTGCTGTTAGGTTCAGGAGCCCTGAAAATCGGTGAAGCTGGTGAATTCGACTACTCTGGTTCGCAGGCTCTGAAAGCGCTGAAGGAAGAAGGTATCGAAACCATCCTGATTAACCCGAACATCGCCACCGTGCAGACTTCGGAAGGTGTGGCAGACAAAATCTACTTCTTGCCCGTTACTCCGTATTTCGTAGAAAAGGTCATCGACAAGGAACGTCCCGGCGGCGTGCTGCTGTCATTCGGTGGACAGACTGCCTTGAACTGCGGTGTGGCTCTCTACAAAGCCGGTGTGTTCGAGAAATACAACACCCGCGTACTGGGTACTCCGGTACAGGCCATCATGGATACGGAAGACCGTGAGCTCTTCGTACAGAAACTGGACGAAATCAACGTGAAGACCATCAAGAGTGAGGCGGTAGAAAACATCGAAGATGCCCGCCGTGCAGCGAAGGAACTGGGTTATCCGGTCATCATCCGTGCAGCTTACGCACTGGGAGGTCTGGGTTCAGGTTTCTGCGACAACGAAGAAGAACTGAACGTGCTGGCCGAAAAAGCGTTCTCTTTCTCTCCGCAGGTGCTGGTAGAAAAGAGTCTGAAAGGCTGGAAGGAAGTGGAATACGAAGTAGTGCGCGACCGTTTCGACAACTGTATCACGGTCTGCAACATGGAAAACTTCGACCCGCTGGGTATCCACACCGGTGAGTCTATCGTTATCGCTCCGTCACAGACGCTGACCAACAGCGAATACCACAAACTGCGCGAACTGGCCATCCGTATCATCCGTCACATCGGTATCGTGGGTGAATGTAACGTACAGTACGCGTTCGACCCTGAATCAGAAGACTACCGCGTAATCGAGGTAAATGCCCGTCTGAGCCGTTCTTCTGCACTGGCATCTAAGGCTACAGGTTATCCTCTGGCTTTCGTTGCAGCTAAGTTGGGATTGGGTTACGGACTGTTCGACCTGAAGAACTCGGTAACAAAAACAACTTCTGCCTTCTTCGAGCCGGCACTGGACTACTGCGTATGTAAAATTCCTCGCTGGGACTTGGGTAAGTTCCACGGCGTAGACCGCGAACTGGGCTCCAGCATGAAGTCGGTAGGTGAAGTCATGGCCATCGGACGTACCTTCGAAGAAGCCATCCAGAAAGGTCTTCGTATGATTGGTCAGGGCATGCACGGTTTCGTGGAAAACAAGGAGCTGGTTATCGAAGACATCGACAAAGCACTGCGCGAACCGACCGACAAGCGTATCTTCGTCATCTCAAAGGCTATGCGTGCAGGCTACACAGTAGACCAAATTCACGACCTCACCAAGATTGACAAGTGGTTCCTCGACAAGCTGATGAACATCATGCAGACTTCTAAGGAACTCCACGAGTGGGGCAACAACCATACACAGCTTTCACAGCTTCCGAACGAGCTGCTCTACAAGGCAAAACGTCAGGGATTCTCCGACTTCCAGGTGGCACGTGCCATCGGCTACGAAGGCGATATGGAAGACGGTATCCTGGAAATCCGTAACCACCGTAAGAGTGTAGGCATCGTGCCGGTAGTAAAACAGATTGACACGCTGGCAGCCGAATATCCGGCACAGACCAACTACCTGTACCTGACTTACAGCGGCGTGGCCAACGATGTACATTACCTGGGCGACCACAAGAGTATCGTCGTACTGGGTTCAGGTGCTTACCGTATCGGTTCATCCGTAGAGTTCGACTGGTGCGGCGTACAGGCACTGAACACCATCCGCAAGGAAGGCTACCGCTCAGTAATGATCAACTACAACCCTGAAACCGTATCGACCGACTACGATATGTGCGACCGTCTGTACTTCGACGAACTGACTTTCGAACGTGTGATGGATATCCTTGACCTGGAAAACCCGCACGGAGTCATCGTATCTACCGGCGGACAGATTCCGAACAACCTGGCATTGCGTCTGGACGCACAGAAGGTAAATATTCTGGGAACTTCTGCCAAGAGCATCGACAACGCAGAAGACCGCGACAAATTCTCGGCTATGCTCGACCGTATCGGCGTAGACCAGCCTGAATGGAGCGCACTGACTTCTATGGAAGATATCAACGCGTTTATCGAAAAGGTAGGATTCCCTGTATTGGTTCGTCCGTCATACGTGCTTTCTGGTGCAGCCATGAACGTATGTTCTAATCAGGAAGAGCTGGAACGCTTCCTGCAGCTGGCCGCTAACGTATCGAAAAAGCATCCGGTAGTAGTAAGCCAGTTCATCGAACACGCCAAGGAAGTAGAAATGGATGCCGTGGCACAGAATGGTGAAATCGTAGCTTACGCCATCTCTGAACACATCGAATTTGCCGGTGTACACTCAGGCGACGCTACCATCCAGTTCCCGCCGCAGAAACTGTACGTAGAAACCGTACGCCGCATCAAGCGTATCTCTCGTCAGATTGCGAAAGAGCTGAACATCTCTGGTCCGTTCAACATCCAGTTCCTGGCTCGTGAAAACGACATCAAGGTAATCGAATGTAACCTGCGTGCCAGCCGTTCGTTCCCGTTCGTCAGCAAGGTACTGAAGATTAACTTCATCGAACTGGCCACAAAAGTTATGTTAGGTCTGCCAGTAGAAAAGCCTGAAAAGAACCTCTTCGACCTCGACTACGTAGGTATCAAGGCCAGCCAGTTCTCGTTCAACCGCTTGCAGAAGGCCGACCCTGTGCTGGGTGTAGACATGGCTTCTACAGGTGAAGTTGGCTGTATCGGCGACGATACTTCATGTGCCGTACTGAAAGCCATGCTGTCTGTAGGCTACCGCATTCCGGAAAAGAACGTCCTGATGTCTACCGGTACACTGAAACAGAAAGTAGATTTGCTTCAGGCAGCACGCGCCCTCAAGGCCAAAGGTTACAACATCTTCGCTACCGGCGGTTCTTCTAAGTTCCTGGCAGAAAACGGAGTAGAAAACACCCGCGTATACTGGCCAAGCGAAGAAGGTCAGCCTCAGGCACTGGAAATGCTACACAAGAAAGAAATCGACATGGTGGTAAACATTCCGCGTGACCTCACTCCTACCGAGTTGGAAAACGGATACAAGATTCGCCGTGCCGCAGTCGACCTGAACATTCCTCTGGTAACCAATGCCCGTCTGGCAAGCGCATTCATCAATGCCTTCTGCTCTATGAGCATTGACGACATCGCTATCAAGAGCTGGGACGAATACAAATAATCCGTACCACTTAAAGATATAGATAAAATTAATCCCCTCCGGAACTATTTGTAATGAATGAGTTCTGGAGGGGATCTTTTATTTATAGAAAACATAAAACAATAAAAAAGCCCACCGATAAAGGACGATGGGCAAGCGCCTAAATGTTTTCACAACGGAATAATCCTTATTGTGATTTGCTTCATTTTAGTTTTACAAAAATAAAAAGAAACAACACAAAAGACAAGTTTTTTTCATAAAAAATTAGTAGTTTTAAGAAAATTGAAAAATACAACTATGAAACATATTTTAGGTTTAGACTTAGGTACCAATAGTATAGGATGGGCAGTTATCAATGCCATAAAAGAAGAAAACACTCAAAAAGAACAACTCATAGGAATCAATACTGCAGGAAGTAGAATAATTCCAATGGATGCCGCCCAATTAGGAGATTTCAATAAAGGAAACACTGTTTCACAAACCGCCAACCGTACACAATTTCGTGGGGTACGCCGATTATATGAGCGCAAGAAGCTCAGAAGAGAAAGATTGCATCGCATCCTACAATTATTAGGATTTCTTCCAAAGCATTATGCCAGCCAATTAGACAGGTATGGAAAGTTTATAGCCAATTCCGAGCCCAAGCTCGCTTGGACAACAAATACGCATGAACCTTCTTACTTTATCTTTCAAAGCTCGTTCCAAGAGATGCTCAATGACTTTTTACAAAACAACAACCAAGTAAAAAAGGTTCCATACGACTGGACTTTGTTTTATTTGCGCAAAAAAGCTTTGACACAAAAAATTGAAAAAGAAGAATTAGCCTGGATTTTATTAAATTTCAACCAGAAAAGAGGATACTACCAGCTACGCGAAGAGGAAACAGAAAAAGCGTCTTCTAAAACACGGCAATATTTTGACAGCCAGATTGTAACAGATATTACTGACACTGGGCAAATTTATAAAGGATTAAAAATATTCACAATAACACTTGAAAACGGAGAGAAAGGAAAATTTTTCAGTAAAAACATGCCTGACTGGAAAGGTCAGAAAAAAGATATTATTGCAATCATAGACCTTGATAAAAACGGGAATGACAAATATGATGAAAATGGAGAGTTAAGCCGTCGTTTCAAAATTCCTACCGAACAAGAATGGGAAGAACAGTGGGAGCTTATTAAAACAAAAACTCAAAAAGATCTTGACACATCTCATAAAACAGTAGGCGCATACATCTATGATACACTATTACAAACTCCTAGCCAAAAGATTCGGGGAAAATTGATTCGCACCATTGAACGCAAGTATTATAAAGACGAATTAAATCAGATATTAAAGAAACAAGAAGAATTTCACCCAGAATTGCGAGACTCCAATTTATTAGAAGCCTGCATCGAAGAACTGTATCCTAATAACGAAGCCCATCGTAATGCTATTGCAAAATATAGCATTTCCCAATTGCTTATTGAAGATATTTTGTTCTATCAACGTCCACTTAAAAGCAAAAAATCGCTCATTAGTAATTGCCCTTACGAAGAATACACATACACCAATAAAGAAACAGGAGAAATATGCACTTCTTCATTAAAGTGCATAGCTAAATCACATCCTCTTTTTCAAGAGTTCCGTCTATGGCAATTTATATCAAACCTGCGAATTTATCAAAAGGAAGGAACCATAAACGGGAAATTTACTACTGATATAGATGTAACAAATCAATTTCTGAAAACCGAAGATGACTACGCCAATTTGTTTGACTGGCTTAATCAGAAAAAAGAAATCAGACAAGACACATTTCTTAAAAAGCCAGCATTTGGATTAAAAAAGAATATAGCAAATTATCGCTGGAATTATGTAGAGGACAAGACATATCCTTGTAATGAGACTCACTACAAGATACTGTCATATTGGGAAAAAGCAGGAATAGAGCAATCAGCCTTAACATCAGAAATAGAAGAGAAACTATGGCATATTCTATACTCTATTTCTGACAAGAATGAACTCAGAAAAGCTTTACAGCATTTCGCTGATAAAAACTATTTAAGCGATAAATTTGCAGATACTTTTCAGCAAATTCCTCCTTTCGAGAAAGATTACGGTTCCTATTCTGCCAAAGCTATCAAAAAACTATTGCCACTTATGCGTATAGGAAGATATTGGAAAGCAGAAAATTTCGACAGTACAACTCTTGACCGTATAGAAAAAATATTAACTGGAGAGTTTGAAGAAAACATAAAGAACCGAACCAGAGAAAAAACAATCCATTTGGACAATTTATACTCATTTCAGGGACTTCCAACCTGGCTGGCATGCTATATCGTATATAACCGCCATTCAGAGATAAAGGACGTTACTAAATGGCAACAACCTTCAGACATTGATGCTTTTCTAAACGCATTCAAGCAACATTCTTTACACAATCCTATTGTGGAACAAATCATCATGGAAACCTTACGCACTGTACGAGATATTTGGAAACAGACAGGGCATATTGATGAAATTCATGTCGAATTAGGACGTGAAATGAAGAATCCTGCCGAGAAACGCAGAAAACTCACCCAACAAATACAAGAAAACGAAAACACCAATCTGCGTATCAAGGCACTTCTTACTGAATTTGCCAATCCAGAATTTGGAATTGAGAACGTACGCCCGCACTCTCCAAGTCAGCAAGATTTATTGCGTATATATGAAGAAGAAGTTCTAAACGAAACTAAAGATATACCAGAAGATATTGCTGTTATTTTAAAGAAATTCAATGAAATTGATACCAAAAAACGCCCGTCTACATCCGATGTCTTACGTTATAAATGCTGGCTGGAACAAAAATATCGTTCTCCTTATACTGGAGCTATGATTCCTTTGGGAAAACTTTTCACCCCTGCATACGAAATTGAACATGTAATTCCTCAATCTCGTTATTTTGATGATTCATTCACAAATAAAGTTATTTGTGAAGCAGAAGTTAATAAACTAAAAGGCAATATGTTAGGCTATGAATTCATCAAAAACAATCAAGAAAGAATAGTAGAACTAGGATTCGGACAAAACGTTAAAATACAAACGGTTGAAGCTTATGAGCTATTTGTGAAAGAACATTATTCTTACAACCGCACTAAAATGCAAAAGTTGTTGATGGAGGACATTCCAAACCAGTTTATTGAACGTCAATTAAACGACAGCCGTTACATTAGCAAGTTTATAAAATCATTATTATCTAATATAGTACGTGAAGAAGGAGAAGAAGAAGCTACGTCCAAAAATGTTATTGTTTGCACTGGAAGTATTACATACCGGCTAAAAAAAGACTGGGGACTCAACGATGTATGGAATAAAATCATTTTACCTCGTTTCATGCGCTTGAACGAAATTACGGAAAGCAATCGCTTTACGACAACCAATGCCTGCAATAAAACAATTCCTGCTATGCCGTTAGATTTACAAAAGGGATTCAACAAAAAGCGTATTGACCACCGCCATCATGCCATGGACGCTATTGTCATAGCCTGTGCCAACCGGAATATAGTCAATTATTTAAATAATGAATCGGCCAGCAAGAATGCAAAGATTTCACGTCAGGACCTGCGACAAATATTATGCAAGAAAACAAAAACCGACAATTTGGGAAACTATCAATGGCTCATTGACAAACCTTGGGATACATTTACCCAAGATGTGTATTCCATTTTAGGCAACATCATTGTAAGCTTCAAACAAAATCTGCGTATTATCAATAAAACAACTAACCATTATATCCACTATGAAAACGGAAAGAAAGTAAGTTGCTCACAAAAACAAGGTGATAGCTGGGCTATCCGTAAGCCCATGCATAAAGAAACCGTATATGAAGAAATCAACCTGCGCAGAACAACCACTGCTACATTGAAAGCCGTTCTTGAGAATCCCCAAAGAATTATTGAAAAAGACTTAAAGAAAAAAATAAAAGAGCTTTTAACGCAGGGACTCAATGAAAAACAAATCAAAAAATACTTTGAAGACAATAAAGATATTTGGCAAGAAATAAATCTAAAGAAGATACCAGTATACTATTTCACCAAAGAAACTGCCAACAGATTCTTTGCTTGCCGTGAATCAATAAATACAACTTTCAATAAAAAGAAGATAGAAGAAAAAGTTGCAGATACAGGAATCCAACAAATTTTACTGCGCCATTTGGAGCAGAATGGCAATAATCCGGAACAAGCCTTCTCACCTGAAGGTATTGAACAAATGAATAAAAATATTACATCCCTAAATAATGGAAAATTTCATCAGCCAATTTATAAAGTCAGAACATACGAACAAGCCGATAAATTCGCTGTTGGACAAACAGGAAATAAATCCACTAAGTTTGTAGAGGCAGCAAAAGGTACTAACTTGTTCTTTGCAATATATGAAACTGCTCATAAACGCAACTTTGCGTCTATTCCATTAAATGTAGTTATTGAAAGATTGAAGAAAGGATTACCCCCTGCACCCGAAAACGAAAAAGGAAATCTGCCTAAATTTATATTATCACCCAATGATTTAGTATATGTACCAATAAAAGAAGAAATAGAAAATGGACATATTAATCAACCAATACAAAAAGATAGAATTTATAAAATGGTAAGTTGTACAGGAAATCAATGTTTCTTTATCAAATCCAATGTAGCCAATACAATTATTGATAAATATGAATTTTCTCCACTGAATAAAATGGAAAGAGCTATCACAGGAGAAATGATAAAAGAAACATGCATCCCTATCAAAACAGATAGATTAGGAAACATTATAACGTCAATCAGCCTATGATAAAGAAAACATTATATTTTGGTAACCCAGCATACCTATCATTACGTAATGCCCAACTTGTCATAAAACTTCCGGAAGTAGAGAAATGTTCTTCACTTCCGGAAGCGATGAAACGTCAATCTGAAATAACCAAACCTATTGAAGATATAGGTGTTGTTATTTTGGATAATAAACAAATCACCATTACGTCCGGAGCTATTGAAGCATTGCTTGAAAATAATTGTGCACTTATTACTTGTGACAGTAAAAGTATGCCTGTAGGATTAATGCTCCATCTCTATGGAAACACTACCCAAAATGAGCGTTTTCGGAAACAACTGGATGCTTCTTTGCCTTTAAAGAAACAACTATGGCAACAAACCATTCAAGCAAAAATCAACAATCAAGCATCTTCCTTATCCATATGTATAAACGAAGATATAAAATGCATGCGTATATGGGCTAACGATGTACGAAGTGGAGACCCCGACAATCTGGAAGCACGTGCTGCAGCTTTCTACTGGAAAACACTTTTTCATGACATTGAAAATTTTACAAGAGACCGAGATGGCATACCCCCTAATAATCTTTTAAATTATGGTTATGCCATTCTCCGTGCAGTTATCGCACGTTCTCTTGTAACAAGCGGATTATTACCCACATTAGGCATTCACCATCATAACCGATACAATGCCTATTGCTTAGCAGACGATATTATGGAACCATATCGCCCCTTCATAGACCAGCTAGTCTATCAACTATACTCTGAAAACAAAATGGAACTTACAAAAGAAGTAAAAGCCAGTTTATTATCCATCCCCACAATAGATGTCAGAATCAGTGGGAAAAGAAGTCCTCTTATGATAGCAGCAAGCCAAACAACGGCATCACTATATAAATGCTTTTCTGGAGAATCACGAAAAATCATTTATCCTGAATTTTAATGGAACGTTTCAGCGAATATAGAGTTATGTGGATTTTAGTTCTTTTTGACTTACCAACAGAAACAAAGAAAGACAAAAAAGCTTATACTGACTTTCGCAAAAATCTACAAAAAGATGGATTCACAATGTTTCAATTCTCCATCTATGTACGCCATTGTGCAAGCAGTGAAAATGCAGCTGTGCATATAAAAAGAGTAAAATCCTTTCTACCTGAATATGGTCAAGTTGGAATTATATGTATCACAGACAAACAGTTTGGAGAAATTGATCTATTTTATGGCAAGAAAGCAAGTGGGGTAAAAACACCAGGACAACAATTAGAACTCTTTTAAAATAATAAATCCCATGGTTAATATGGGATTTATTATTTCAAGAAACAACTTTTTCTTTTTCTAAATTTTCTTATAACCTACTGATAAACAATATAAAACAATCAACGAGTTGTTTCCAGTGGTTCAAAGATACTAAAATGAAAGCAAATCACAACTGGAACTTCCCTCGTGATAAATTCTATACGGTTGTTTCCAGTGGTTCAAAGATAATAAGAACTCGCAAAAAAACGGCAAAATTTGGATAAATAAAGTAAGTGTTTGGTATTGAGGAGAGTTAAGCCAAATTCTTCTATACCTTTCCAAATCGCTAAAATGCAGGATAATGAAAGGTTAAGAGAAAGATTTGCTACTTATCCGTTGCCTTTTTTAGCCCCGGATAATCCGGCAAAATAACGCTTAACCACCTGCGGTTTTACCGTTCACCATGCAAAGAACCCTATATTTTGCCCGTAAAGATAACCGTTTTTTTCCGTTTTTCATGGAAATACAGGTTATGTTACCGGCATCCGGGGTTTTATTCTTTGTTCCGCTATAATTTTCATAACTGTAAATAACTCTATATCAAGTAATTTTGCAACATAAAAAATAGAGTTATGAAACAGACGGATGTAACGGTTACGTTCTACCTCAAAAAGAGCGAAATGAATGACGAGGGACATTGCCCGGTCATGGCGAAACTTGTTGTCGGCAAATTTTCAGAAGCGGCTTTTAGTGCGAAAATGTCCGTACCCGCTGCACTGTGGGCATCCGGACGTGCCACGGGTAAAAGTAACGCCGCGCGGGAAATCAACCGGCAACTGGACGATTTGCGAGCTTCAGCCATTGCCATTTATGACGAACTGTCAGCCACCCGTGAGAATGTAACGGCTGAAGAAATAAGGAATCTGTTGTTGGGGACGGCTTTCGGGCAGGAAACCCTGTTGGGTTATTTCCGGACGTTCATCGAACATTTCGAAAAACGTGTCGGCGTGAACCGGGAAAAGGGAACAGCACAATCTTACCGCTATGCTTGTAACTGTGTGGCTGCTTTCATCCAGGAGAAATACAAGTTGTCGGATGTTCCTTTCACGGCCCTGAACCGTTCATTCATCGACAACTATGACCTCTACCTACGCACGGAGCGCCGCTTTGCCCTGGGAACTATCGTGTTGCTTGTCACACGGTTGAACACGATTGTCGGGGAAGCCATCGCGGAAGGGATTATCACTGCCGACCCGTTCGCGGGGTATGAAGCCGAACATCCCGAGCGGGAACAGAAATACCTTACCGCCGCAGAGTTACAACGGCTGATGACCACACCCCTGCACGACCCGAAACTCTACCATATCCGCGACCTGTTCCTCTTCTCCTGCTACACGGGTATCCCTTACGGGGACATGTGCCGCCTGACGACGGAGGATCTGGAAGTGGCCGAGGACGGTGAGGTATGGATCAAGACCGCCCGCAAGAAGACGAAAATCGACTATGAAGTGCCGTTGCTCGACATACCGTTGCTCATCCTCGACAAGTACCGGGATATGGCCCCGGAAGGAAAACTGCTGCCGATGTACAGCAACAACGAACTCAACCGGACACTGAAACGTATTGCCGCCATTTGCGGAATTGAACGGAAGCTCGTCTTTCACTGCGGACGCCATACCTACGCCACCGAGATCACACTTTCGCATGGTGTCCCGCTTGAAACCGTCAGTAAAATGCTGGGGCATAGCCGCATTTCCACGACGCAGATTTACGCCAAAGTGACCGATGACAAGATCGACATGGATACCCGGTCTTTAGAGGAAAAGATTGCCGGCCGCTTCTCCGTAGCTATTTAATCTATCATTGACAATCAAATTCACAACGATTATGGAAACGAATAATAAAGAGATAAAACGCCGCAGCACGTTCTCCCTGCTGTTCTACATCAACCGCACGAAAGTCCGCAAGGACGGAACATGTAAATTGTTATGCAAGGTAAGCATCGACGCCAAGTCGGCCCCGATCAATATCAACGCGTTTGTCGATCCATCGCTTTGGAATCCGGAAACCAAAAGGGCGAACGGACGAAGCGAGAACGCCCGAACGGTAAACCAGGCAATAGAGAAACTGACCGAAAAAATCACCGGACATTACCGTCATATTCGTAAAAGCCTCGGTTTCGTGACGGCCGAGCTGGTCAAAAACGCCGTGGAAGGAATCGGGCAGAAACCGTTCACCCTCCTTGCCTTGTTCCGCGAGCATAACGAGGAGTTCCGCAAGCGTATCGGCGTGGATCGCAAGGAAGAAACTTATGAAAGTTACGAGAACTCCTATAATATTTTAGCCTCCTTCGTGAAAAAAAGGAAGGAAAAGGAGGATGTAGCGTTGCGGAGCCTTGACCGGGAGTTCTACGATGATTTTGAAATATTCCTGCGTACAGATCGTGAAATGAAACCCAAGACAGTACACGAGCATCTTTACCGGTTGAAAAAAATGACCAAGCGGGCTGTCAGTCAGGGTACACTCCGGCGCGACCCTTACGGGAAGCTGCACCCGGAACTGCCCCGGCGCAAGAGCCGCCATTTGAAACTCGAAGACCTCAAAAAACTGATGGAAACTCCCGTCGGTAAACCCAACCTCCAGCGGGTGCGGGACTGGTTTCTCTTCGCTACCTTCACGGGGTTGTCCTACGCCGACCTGAAACGCTTGTCCGAAAAAGACATCACGCAGTCGGACGACGGAACGTACTGGATACACATCCGGCGCCAGAAGACCGAAACGCCCTCGGCCATCCGCCTGCTGAACGTGCCGTTGCAGATCATCGAGAAATACCGCCACGAGCGTAAAAGCGACAGGATTTTCAACCTCTATTGCCGGGGGTATCTCATCAAGCTCACCAGAGAACTGGGACGGACATACGGCTTCGACATGACCTTTCACAAGGCGAGGCACAATTTCGGGACACATATCACGCTCTCGCTGGGTGTGCCTATCGAAACTGTCAGCCGCATGATGGGACACAAGAGCATTTCCACCACGCAGATTTACGCCAGTGCGCCCAGAATGGTCGCTTAATAAATACTTCTTTAGCAAGAAGTTAGGATTGGGTTCGATATAATCCTATCGTCAATCAGTTTATCCAAAGGGGAAACCCGATGGGGAGTGTAGCATACTGATTAAAGCTCCAAGTCCACTAATAGTCAGGTGGCGACTGAGGGGCAAGACGAAAAGACATACATAAGGATGAAGCCTTGATTGGTTGAATGATAGTTCAGTGGTACCAAATCTTGCAACAACGGAAGACTATTATACATACGTTGTTTCATAGTACTCTGCCTATTTTGTGCGTTAGTGCAGAGCATAAAGAACCGACTATGACACAGCCGCAATAAGCGGACAAGAACGAAAGTCGCATCCGACAGTATGTCGTGCTAATAGTTATTAAGAGAACTAACTGGGGATTACCTAAGTCGGAACGCTGGAACAAACAGCTATAAAGAAAGCTTTTGAATATCCGATATGGTAACGGAACTTCCGTAGTAGTCCGAGCAAGGGAAAGCCTTGTACATGGCGAAGGGAAGTAGTCTGTAACTTTAATACAAACAACGGAAAACGTGAGAGACGTATGAGAAATCCAGAGCAAGTATTAAACATTTTAGCTGGACACAGCAATGAGCCCGAGTATAAATACGAAAGGCTTTACCGTATTCTATTCAATGAACAGATGTTCTTTGTCGCCTACCAACGTATGTGTGCAAAGCCGGGCAACATGACACCCGGCACAGATGGCAAAACTGAGGATGAAATGAGCATTGACAGGATAAACAAACTCATAGAGAGTATAAAGGATGAGACTTATAGTCCCAATCCTGCAAAGAGAACTTACATTCCGAAAAAGAATGGGAAGATGCGTCCGCTAGGAATACCGTCTTTTGAAGACAAATTGGTTCAAGAGGTAGTAAGAATGGTGCTTGAAGCCATATATGAGGGACACTTTGAGTGGACATCGCACGGTTTCAGACCCAACCGAAGCTGCCACACAGCACTGAAAAGTCTACAAAACAATTTCAACGGTGCAAAATGGTTCATTGAGGGAGATATAAAAGGCTTCTTTGACAACATAGACCATAATGTGCTGATAGAAATAATGAAAGGCAGAATAGCAGACGACAGATTTCTTCGTCTGATACGGAAATTCCTCAATGCAGGGTACATGGAAGAGTGGCAATTCAACAAGACTTATTCAGGGACACCGCAAGGTGGTATCATAAGCCCTATTTTGGCAAACATATACCTAGACAAGTTCGATAAGTACATGGATGAATATGCCAACAAATTCAATAAAGGGACAGCAAGAAGCCGCAACAAGGATATTTGCAAACTCAACAGCAGAGTACACTACCTAAAACGTAGGATAAATGAAGTAGAGGATGTAAACGTAAGAACAAGGATGGTAGAAGAACTGCACGAAAAGCAGAAGCTGATACTTACAATGCCAAGTGGCAATGATATGGATGTAAACTTTCGCAGGTTGAAATACGTGCGCTATGCCGATGATTTCCTTATCGGAGTTATCGGAACGAAAAACGAATGTGAGAGAATCAAAGCTGACATCACTAAGTTTATGCAGGAAAAGTTAAGACTGGAGATGTCACAGGAAAAGACTTTGATTACAAATGCACAAGACAGCGCAAAATTTTTGGGTTACGAAATATATGTCCGTAAAGACTATGCCACAAAGAGAAACAGTAACGGAACAGTGCGCAGATACTTCAAT